CAATATATGACAGACCGTCATAAAGAGCGAAGCGATGCAGTAGAACAAGATCTTATGAAGGAGCAGGATAAGAGAATGCCTATCAATGTTGATAGACAGTCTCGTGTAACCTTCGGTGGTACAAAGAAATCCTAATAAGGAATTCTCGGGTTAATCCCTATCATCGATTATCAATCAACCGTCTATGGGAAACTATAGACAAAAGGAGTAATATACTATGGCAAATAGTAACACAGCAGGTTTTGGTTTGATTCCAGCGGGTACGATCGGTGCTACACCATCTACTCAGGGTCAAGGCAATTACAAAATAGATGCTGCGTACAATGCTGATCTATTCCAAGGTTCTGTAGTACAGAGCAAAGTGGGATACATCAAAACTGCGCAAGCGGCTATTACGGACCTAAGTATAGGTGTGTTAAACGGTATCTACTACAATGCGGCGACAACTTTAAAGCCGACGTGGTCGAACTGGTATAACCAACCTATTACTCCAGCGAACAGTGAAGACTTGACAGCGTTCGTTCTAGATAACCCGTTCCAACTTTTTGTTGTTGCAACGGATGGTGCAATTGCACAAGCGGGATATGGTAAAACATATGGCGTAACTGTGACAGCTGCGGGATCAGAAATTTCTGGTCAATCTAGTTCAACGTTAACAACCGGCACTGTAAGTAATACAGCAAATCAGTGGAGATTGTTAAGATCTGCAGAGGACCCTTCAAACAATGAAAGCGCCGCTTACAGAAGCGTCGTGGTTGCTCACAACCTTAACCAATACTTACAAAATACTGGTACAGCTGGTATTACTTGGCAATAATAGGAGCATATAGAAAATGGCAATATCACGAGCACAGCTAGTTAAAGAACTAGAACCAGGCCTAAATGCACTATTTGGGCTGGAGTACAAACGTTACGAGAATCAGTCATCTGAGATCTACGTAACTGAATCAAGTGACAGAGCTTTCGAAGAGGAAGTGATGTTATCTGGATTCGCAAACGCACAAGTAAAAGCGGAAGGTGCAGGAATCTCTTATGATGAAGCACAAGAAACTTTTACGGCACGTTACACAATGGAAACGATGGCGTTAGCCTTTGCAATCACGGAAGAAGCTATGGAGGACAACCTCTACGATAGAATCTCTTCTAGATATACAAAAGCGCTAGCAAGATCTATGGCGAACGCTAAACAAGTTAAAGCAGTTGAACCTTTAATAAATGGGCTACCTCAAACAGCTACATTTAAATCTGGTGACGCTAAAGGCTTGTTTACTACTAACCACCCTACTATTGCTGGAACGTTTTCGAACACTTTAACTACACAAGCAGACCTTAACGAAACATCGCTTGAACAAGCGTTGATCGACATCGGTAACATGACTGATGAGAGAGGTCTTAAAGTGGCAGCTAAAGCAACGAAAATGATTGTTCCTGCAAATAACCAGTTTAACGCTGACAGACTGATGAAGTCTCAAGGTAGAACTGGCACAGCTGATAACGATATCAATGCTATCGTATCAATGGGAATGGTTCCTCAAGGATATAGAGTGAACAATTACCTAACTGATACTGATTCTTGGTATTTAATCACGGATGTACCTAACGGAATGAAACATTTCGAAAGAGCACCGTTGAAAACAGCTATGGAAGGTGATTTCGACACTGGTAACGTTAGATTCAAAGCTAGAGAAAGATACGTATTTGGCGTATCAGACCCTAGAGGAATCTTTGGCGTACAAGGTGCGTAATAACTAAATTTAATGAGGCGGGACACAATCTCGCCTCATTTACTAAATAAAGTAAGAAATTAGACAATGAAGGACTTTAAAATTATCATTATTGCCTACGGTTATAGAACGAGCTTTATCGTTAAAGCTGAAGATAGTTCTGAAGCTATAGAACAATCTATAGTTGACAAACTAGGAGAAAAGAGTATAAAATGGGAACAATCGGGATTTTTTGATAAAGCCCAAAAATGGATAACCTATGAGGAGGTTATAAATGACCCAAGATCTGTACAAACAGAAAAAGTCCTTGGAGTTGAGTTGGGAGCAAGAATATAACCAACATGGTAAGTATACTCTCAACATGGTCAGAATTGATAATAAAATCAGAGAAATTATCAATGAGATCAAATTAGAAGAAGCTAAAATTGCCGATAGAGAAAACTCTATTACAAGTTCAGCTCCAGAAGTGTCGATAGCCACTTAAGTTAAAAAAGCTACATCATTGAAATTAGCACTTCATTACAGGATTACTTGCGCTTCGCTAAAATTTAGCGTATAAAACAATTACTATACAATTAAATTAGAACGTAAACGAGTATAGTCGACGGCCTAGAGATTACGTTCTACAGACTAGGAGGATATAATTATGGCAAATACAACGTTTATCGGTGCAGTACGATCGGAAAATGGTTTTAAAACTATTTCTAAAAATACAAGCACTGGTGCTATTACTGAAGAAGCGGTTTACAATGTAAGACCAAATTTCAGATCAGCTATTGATAACTCAACTTTCAATACTGGAAGTGCAGTTACTGACACATTAACAAGAGCGGAATCAGGGACTCTATTTACAATAGATGGAACTGGTGACATCATAGTTAACATGCCAGCATTAAGCACGGACAATGTAGGAACAACATACGAATTTATTGTGACTACAGCTGTAGGCGGTGGAAAAACTGTAACATTCGTTTTACCTGGAGCAGGAGTTTCTAATTTCTATGGAGCTCTTCAACTCATGGGTGGAACTGCAGCTAATCCCGCAAGCGATGTTGCAGGCGATACTTTAACTTTACCTAACAGTACAGCTGTTAATGGAAGAGTTAAGTTAACTTGTGTGACAGATGACGGAACGAATTCTACTTGGAAAGCGGAAACCGTTACTACACCAATTGCAACTATTGCATAATAAATAATTAGTGAGCTCCTTCGGGAGCTCACTTAAAAGGAGACAATATGGCAATAACAAATGTAAGACAAACTATAGCGCTCACAGCAGATGGCCAAATGCAAAAATACGCAAGTGGTTCAGCGGTTACTATTACAAAAGCTAGGATTATGGCAGTACAAGCTCAAGCAACTGGAGCCGGAGGAAGTGTCAAAATTTATAATGAATCTGATAGTTCTAAAACTGCAAGCAAATTAGTATTTGAAGCTCAATGGGGAACTGCAGATAATTCTGATTTTTCTGTAACAATTCCGGGAGACGGTATTTATTGTGATACTGGAATGTATGCTGATCTAACTAATTGTGATTTTTTAGTAGTTACTGGCGCATTAACGTAAGAGAGGTAGTCAATGGCGAATACTACTTCTGGTACATACGTTTTTGATAAAAACTTTGCGATTGATGATTTAATCGAAGAGGCTTATGAAAGAATTGGTATACAAGGAACAGCTGGATACCAATTAAGAAACGCAAGAAGATCTTTAAATCTTTTATTATCTGAATGGGGTAATAGAGGAATTCATTTTTGGGAAATTGGAGAAACCAATATTGATTTAATTGAAGGTCAAACAGAATATAAATTTTACCGTACATCAGCCGATGGAACGAGTGCAACCACTACCCCTACTAATGGAATTTATGGAATTACTGATGTTCTAGAAGCTCAATTAAGAAACAATAGAACTCAGACTACGCAATCAGATACTCCTATGACAAAAGTAGATAGATCTACTTATGCAGGATTTTCAAACAAACTTTCTAAAGGAACTCCTAATCAATATTGGGTTCAAAGATTTATAGATCACGTAAGTATCAGTGTTTATCCAACCGCTGATTCTTCAAACGCATCTAAAGACATGCACATTTATTATATTAAAAGACTTCAGGATGTTGATGGAACTTACACAGATGCAACGGATGCACCATATAGATTTTTGCCTTGTATGGTTACAGGATTATCTTTTTATTTAGCACAAAAATATGCTCCAGATAGAGTTCAAACTCAAAAATTATTATATGAGGATGAATTAGCAAGAGCATTAGCGGAGGATGGATCAGCGTCTAGTACATATATTACACCTAAGACGTATTATCCAAATATTTAATTATGCCAAAATATGCATCAGGAAAAAGAGCATTAGCTATTTCAGATAGATCTGGACTTCAATATCCATGGAGAGAAATGGTAACGGAATGGAATGGAGCATTTGTACATGTTTCAGAATATGAACCTAAACAACCACAATTAGAACCTAAACCAATTAGCGCGGACGGAGTTTCTTTACCAAAAGTAAGACCTTCTCGAACAGCACCGGCAGTAACTCGATTGTTACGTGATGATCCTTTTGAAACTTATGGAGCAGGTTCAGGAATTATAAATGTTTATTTTCCTGGTCACGGTTTAACTGATGGAGACACTTATAGAATTAGGGGTTCAATAACAACATCACCAGGAACAGGAACTGCTTACGATCCAGTGACAGGAGTTAATGGAACTTCAGTTTTTGGATATAATGATCCTCAAAGTTTTGATGGCATTACCGGAGGAAAATTAGCATTAGCTGCTGGTTATGCAATTACGACAGGTTTATACAGAAGCGGGGCAAGAGTGGATTCAGATTATGCAAAAGCAAATTATTTTTATTTTACAGTTAATACTGATACAGCTACACTAGGAGATAAAACAGGAGGAGGAGTCGGGTGTTCTATTGGACCCGTGACTATTGAAGCATAATGGCAGGAATATCTTACAGCACATTGGTTACACAACTTAGAAATTACACAGAAACAGATTCAAATGTTTTAAGTACTGATGTTTTAGAAAATATTATTTTAAATGCTCAATCTAGAATATGTCAGGATGTTCCAATTGATGCTGATAGACATATGCAAGATGGAAATTTAGTGACTGATAAAAATAGTATATATGCTCCATCTGGTGCAATATTTACTAGAGGTATAGAAGTGTTTGATTCTACTTCAGCCGGAACTGGTACTTTGAGATGGCTTATTAAAAAAGATGTAACTTGGTTATCGGAATATATAGAAGATTTAACAGGAAGTGGTGCTGCTGATGTCACAGGAATGCCTAAATATTATGCTATGTTCGGAGGAGCTACAGGAGACGGTTCAACGAATTCAGGTGGTTATATGTTAGCCCCTACTCCAGACGCAAATTACTATTTTAGAGTACATTATGATAAAAGACCGGCTACTTTAGAGTCCAGTAATCAGACTAATTATATTAGTGTAAACTACCCTCAACTCTTATTATATGCATGTTTAGTGGAGGCTTATGGCTATTTAAAAGGGCCTATGGATATGTTGACATTATATGAACAAAAGTATAAAGATAGTATACAAACGTTTGCTTCTCAACAAATAGGAAGAAGACGTAGAGACGATTATACGGACGGAACGGTTAGAATCAAAATAGATTCGCCGAGTCCTTAAGGAGAAAAAAAATGGCTATAACATCAGCAGTTTGTTCAAGTTTTAAAAGTGAACTTTTAAGTGGTAAACACGATTTCGATTCTTCAGGCGGAGATACTTTTAAAATGGCTATGTTTACAAGTTCTGCATCTCTAGATGCCACTACAACAGACTACAGTACATCAAACGAAATTACTAATTCTTCTGGAACTGCATACACAGCAGGTGGAAAAGCGTTAACAAACCAAGGCGTAACTTTGTCAAGCACAACTGCTTACACAGATTTTGCTGACGTGTCTTGGACTTCAGCTTCATTCACAGCTAATGGTGCAATGATCTACAATACAACAACCGATGGCGGATCAGGTACAACAGACGCAGTTTGCGTAATTGCATTTGGTGGAGATAAAACAGTTTCTTCAGGAACATTCACAGTTCAATTCCCAGCAGCAGGAGCAACAACAGCTATCCTACGATTAGCTTAAGGAGGTAATTCCTTATGGCTAACTCAGTTTGGGGTGGAGATAGTCCTTCAGTAGCCTGGAACGAAAATTCCTGGCAATCTATGGTATTTCAATTTTCCATAGAAGGTAATTCTCTTTCTTTATCTTTAGGAGATTTAGTCGCTTATCCTGAACAAGGATGGGGATCTGATACTTATGGATATGAGGACTGGGGTGAATCTGGTTATACAGTAGAAATTAGTGGAGTTTCTTTCACTGCGACAGTTAACGCAGATGGAGTTTTATCTTTTCCTTTGACTGGATGGGGTAGAGCGGAATTTGGTGAAGAGCCTTATGGAGATAGTGATAATCCTGTTGTTAATGTTTCAGGACAATCTATCACTGCATCTCAAGGATCATCTACTGTTACAGCTGAAGTAAATGTTGGATGGGGATCTGATACTTATGGATATGAGGACTGGGGTGAATCTGGTTATACAGTAGAAATTGATGGTCTTCAAATTGGAACCGTTGAAGTTGGTGAAAATGGTTGGGGAACTATTGCGTATGGAGAAAGTACGTGGGGTCAATGGAGTCTTACCCCAGAAGACGTTGTTGGTTTATCTGGTCTTGCAATTACAGCCTCACAAGGAACTACGTCCTTAGTAATTGATTATGTGGACACACCAAGTGGTTTATCTATCACTGCTTCTCAGGGTACAGGTTGGAGTATAAATAATGGAGCCGACATAGTAGTTGGTTTAGGAACTCAATCTTTTTCAGCTTCAGTAGGAGCAATAACACCAGCCGATGTAGTTGGCTTGACAGGAGTTTCTTTTACCGCGTATCAAAATGCTGATGGATGTTCATTTACTCCAGTAGAACTTATAGATATTACTGGAGTTTCATTTACCGCTTCAGTAGGAGCAATAACACCAGACGCATTGACCGTCAGCTTTAGTGGAGTTTCTTTTAGTGGTTCTGTAGGATCTATAACTCCTACCGAAATGTCAGTAGGATTGACTGGTGTTGATTTTAATGCTAATGTAGGCGAATTATACCCCGTATATTTTAAAGATGTAGATATTGAATCTTCAGCGGGTTACGAAGATGTTGACATTGAAGGTTCTACAACGTATACAGATGTAAATATAGCGGCGTAAATTAGGAGAAAAAATTATGGCTTCAACATATACACCATTAGGTGTTGAAAAAATGGCAACTGGCGAAAACGCCGGTACATGGGGAACAAAAACCAATACAAATTTAGAGATTATAGAACAAATAGCTGGCGGATGGACTACACAAGATATAGCAGGTGGTGCACAGACTACAACTCTTTCAGTTTCTGATGGATCAACTGGTGCAGTTCTATCTCATAGAATGATTGAATTCACAGGTTCTATTACAGGAAATCAAATCGTAACTATTCCATTAGATGTTCAAACTTTTTATTATTTAAGAAATTCAACATCAGGTGCATACACAGTACAATTTAAATATGTATCAGGATCTGGTGATTCGTTTACTTTTGCAACAACAAACAAAGGTGATGCTGTTGTATTCGCAACTGCAAATGACGGAACTAATCCAGATATAGATACTTTACCAGCTGGTGATGTTACAACAACAGGAACACAAACTTTAACAAACAAAACTTTAACTTCACCTAAAATTGGAACTTCAATTTTAGATACTAACGGAAATGAATTATTTTTATTAACAGCAACGGGATCAGCAGTTAATGAAATTACTTATGCAAATGCTGCGACAGGTAATGGTCCTACGTTTACAGCTTCGGGTGAAACAAACGTTGATATAAATATCAACCCTAAAGGAAGCGGAACTCTTAAATCTGGTACAGCGGCAGTAAAAATTGCTGGTAAAGAAACTATGTGGGTACCGGCTCCTGCAATGTATGGAGCGTCTACTAATGGCGCTGATGCTCAGCAAGTTGAAACAACAGCGACAAGACCAGATATGAAAGTTTTAGATTTTGATGCAAGTACAGCTGAATACGCACAATTTGCAGTTGCTTTCCCTAAATCTTGGAATGCAGGAACAGTGACATATCAAGTTTATTGGACACCTGGTAGTACTAACACAGGAAACTGTATTTTTGGATTACAAGGAGTATCGTGTGGAGATAGTGATACGATTGACGTCGCTTATGGAACAGCCGTTGAAGTTACAGACGCTGGTATAGGAACCGTAGAGGACCAACAAATTACTTCGGAAAGTAGCGCAGTAACAATTTCAAACGCTGGTGACGGAGAACAAACTTATTTTCAATTATATAGAGATGCCGCTGATGGTAGTGATACTTTTAGTGCTGATGCAAGAGTATTAGGAGTTAGATTATTCTACACTACAGATTTAGCCAACGATACTTAATAGATAGGAGATAAAATGAAAGATTTCAATTTTAATTCATCTCTTCTCGACGACGAAAATAATCCGAAAAAAAGAAGAACAAATAGACCAAGAACAAAATCTTTTGGCTACCAAGTTTTAGGATTTGGTGCTGGAGGATCGGTGCCTACTGAATATTATGTAGAATATTTAGTTGTTGCTGGTGGAGCAGGATGTCCAATTACATCTTTCAATGCACCCGGCGGAGGCGGCGGTGCCGGTGGATATAGAGTAAGTCCATCGAATGCTAAAAATTTCCCTGTTTGGACCATGACTGATTACCCAATTACTGTGGGTGCCGGCGGAGCTCCTGGAACTAATATAGGTCCTGGAGGTGCAAGTACCGATAACACAGGCGGAGGAAATACAACTTTTTCAACAATTACTTCAGCTGGAGGAGGTACAGGCGGTGCCGGAGGCGGCGCTAGTGGTGGATCTGGCGGAGGCGGAGGCGGATACGCTCTTGGCGGTGCTGGAAACACTCCACCCACAAGCCCATCCCAAGGTAACCCTGGCGGTAATGGAAACCCTACACATAATAGAACAGCTGGTGGCGGCGGTGGCGGCGGCGCTGGTGGCACAGGTGGAAATGGAATGATAAATTCTGGAGGATCTGGAGGATCTGGAACCGCTAATGATATAACAGCTTCTACCCTAACTTATGCTGTTGGCGGCCAGGGTGAACAAGCTTCAAAATCAGACGGAACCGATGGTAGAGGAAACGGAGGTACTGCTGGAGGCGGCGGTGGAAATGGAACCGTTATTATTAGAAGAATAACAGCGGATTCAGGCACAGCTTCAGGAGGAACGGTGTCTACAAGTGGTGATGATACTATTCATGTATTTACATCAGATGGAACGTACACAGGTTAATTATGAAATATTTTGCAAAACTGAGCAATGAAAATGTTGTTCTTAATATACATGCAGTCTCTGAAGGCAACGCGGCCACAGAAGAAAAAGGAATTGCTTTTTTATCCACACTACATAAATGGCCTCATTGGAAACAAACTTCTCATTCAAAAAGCGAAAGTGATTTAAGACTTAGACCTGCTTCTGTTGGGGGCACTTATGATCCCGTTAATGATGTTTTTATTCATGAAAAACCTTTTCCTTCATGGACCTTAGACGATAATTTCGATTGGATACCACCCGTGGCTATGCCCACTTATGTAGAGGACCAACCACCATACCTATGGGATGAAGACTCTCAAACTTGGAAACAAGAATAAATAACTTGATATAGTATTAGTATTTAATTATAATACTGATTACATGAAAGCCCATAAATTAACAGAGACTCTAGTTTATGAAAGTGTTTTAGGACCTGAAAAAGGTTATAGCATTGATAGAGAAAAGATAAAAAAAGATGCTATTCATGGGTACCTTAAATCTAAAAAAAGAGATAACTTTAAAAATTCGATAAAATATAAAGATTATGAATTTTATTATGTTTCTCAAGAAACAGAGTTTTTAAATTCTTTTATAAGAGATGAATTTTTTATTAAAACAAAAGAAAAAATAAGTTTACATGATAAATACATCAATGTAATGGAACGCTTCGAACAATCTTACTTACGAAATAATATTAACTTAGGTTCTTACAAAGAGTCTCCGTGGTATACTTGTGTCTATTGTTGTGATGTTCTAAAAGATTCTTCAGAACTTGTCATTGAGTATAACAATCATCTAAACAGGAAAAATATAATGAACTTTAAACTTGAAAATAATAAAATATTTATATTTCCTTCTACTTTAAAATTTTTCTTTTCAGAGAATATAGGTACAGAGCCCAATATTTTTATAATATTTAATTATGATTTACGTGGAAAAACAAACCCACATGCACAATAATCATCTTTTTTATACTTTTAATTCTGTCTTAACGAATCGTTTTTGTGACCATGTAATTAAGTATGGTACAAGTTTAGAAAGTATTAAGGGTATTACTGGAGAGGAAGGAGAAGATAGGGATATTCGATTACATCCTTTGTCTAAAAAAGAAGAAAAGACATTATCCAAAACCAGAGATTCACATATTGTTTGGATGAATGATAAATGGATATATAAAGAAATACATCCTTATGTTGAAGAAGCAAATAAAATTACCGGTTGGAATTTTCAATGGGATTATTCAGAGTCTATGCAATTTACCAAATATTCAAAAGGTCAGTTTTATGATTGGCACATTGATAGTTTGGAAGAAGTTATCAAAAATAGAGATTCAAATCATAATGGAAAAAATAGAAAATTATCGGTTACTTGTAATTTATCAAATGAAGATGACTATGGAGGAGGCGAATTACAATTTTGCCACATTAAAAAAGGTAAAATAAAAATAAACACTCTTAAAGCAGCAAAAGGAAGTATTATTGTTTTTCCTTCTTTTGTTTGGCATAGGGTAAAACCAATCACGTCTGGACAAAGACACAGTTTAGTAGTCTGGAATCTGGGCTATCCATTTAAATGATTAAAGATATTTCAATTGTTGGGGGAGGAACCTCTGGATTAATAGCTGCCTTAATATTAAAAAATAGATTTAACAATCTTAAAATACAAATTATTAAATCTGACAAAATAGGTATTATTGGAGTAGGAGAAGGATCTACTGAACACTGGCAAAGCTTTATGGATTTTTGTCAAATTGATTATTTACAATTGTTAAAAGAAACAGGAGCCACTTTTAAATATGGAGTCTTATTTGATAATTGGACTGAAAAAAAATATTTTCATCATATTGTTTCCCCCATGAGTTTTTTATATGGGCAATACTTGTCTGTTTTTTCTTATGCCATAGCCAATAATTATTCACCTAAAGAATACACTTATCTGGATGGTTGTTTAAATAATCGAGTGATGTTTATTAATCAACCCACTAATCAATATCATTTTAATACATTTAAATTAAATAAATTTCTTTTAAAGAAGTGTAGAGAAAAAAATATTAATATTATAGAAGATGAAATTAATGAAGTTATTTTAAAAGACAATAAAATTAAAAAACTAATTGGAAACAAAAAAGAATATACTTCTGATTTTTTTATAGACAGCACTGGTTTTAAAAAACTTTTAATTTCAAAATTAGGGGCAAAATGGATTTCATATAAAGAACATCTTCCACTTAATGAAGCTATTGCTTTTCCCACTGATGATACTTCAACCTATACTCCTTATACTTTAGCTAGGGCCATGAAAGCTGGTTGGATGTGGAGAATACCAACACAGGGTCGTTGGGGAAATGGTTATGTTTTTAATAATAAATATATTAATGCCGAACAAGCTAAACAAGAATGTGAAAATTATTTAGGCCATAACATTACGATTGCAAAAAATATTAAATTTGAAGCAGGTTCTTTAGATAAGACTTGGATAGAAAATTGTGTGGCTATTGGTTTAAGTTCAAGTTTTGTAGAACCTTTAGAAGCAACTTCAATAGGGATGTCTATTCAACAGACTTTTTTATTAATGCATCTTCTGCCTAATTATAATTTAAAAAATATAGAGAAATATAATTTAGCCTTTAAAGAGATGATTGAGAATGTAAGAGATTTTATAGTCTTACATTATTTAGTTAATAAAAAAGATTCTAAATTTTGGAGAGATTTAAAACTAAATATACCTTCCTCATTAAAACATAAATTAAAAATATGGAAAAATAGGCTTCCTATACGGGACGATTTTTTAGGGTCATATAATTTATTTTATGAAGCCAATTGGACCCTTATTTTAAAAGAACTTGGTTTTATAAATAAAGATACAATAACCAAAGAATTTAATTTTTTAAGTGAACATTTACAATTAAATTCGCAAAAATTATTTGATGAACATTTAGCAGAGATTAAACCAAGAAAAGCGTGGATAGACCATAAAAAATATTTAGGGGCGTTGGTTAAGGAATGTTAATTGACATAAATTGTGTAAAGGAATATAAGTATTAGCTATGAAAGCAAAAAACCAAAGTCTTAAGTCAACTAAATATAAGATAGTTAGAAATCTTCTTTCCACAGAATTTGCTCAATTTTTAACAGGTTATTCTTTGTTAAAAAGAAAAACTTTAGATACTCTTCAAAAAGAAAAATACTTTTCTCCTTATGAAAGAATTTTAGGCACGTTTGATGATGGCCAAGTTCCCAATACTTACAGTCACTATGGTGATTTAGCCATGGATACTTTACTTCAAGTGTTAAGACCTGTCTTTGAAAAAAAACTTAACATGAAATTAACTCCAAATTATTCTTACCAAAGAATATATAAACACGGAGATGTTCTGGAAAAACATATAGATAGAAATAGTTGTGAGATATCAGTCACTTTAAATTTAGGAGGTGATCCCTGGCCTATCTTTGTAAACAAAAATAGAAAAACAATTAAGGTTGATTTAGACGCAGGCGATGGGTTAATTTATTTAGGGTGTGAGATAGAACATTGGAGAGAAAAATTTGAGGGACAATATATCGTTCAAACTTTTTTACACTACAACGATGCAAAATCTAAAAAACCTAATCTCTGGGACGGTAGACCTCATCCAGGTTTACCTACTGAATATAGTTCTAAGAAATGAAGAAAGACGTTTTATTTGGAATACCTATACATCGTGTAAGGATTGATCCTAATTCTTATGATAAAAAAACAATTATAAAAATAGTTAAACAAAACTACAAAAAAAGTAAATATAGAAATAAATATTATGATAATGAGGAAAGCAATATCCATCATTCTTTTAAAGATTTAGATAATAAAAAATTTAAAAATATAGACTATAAAAAAGTTGGTTTATTAGATATTTATAGTGATATTTATAAAAAATTTACCAATAGTATATTAGAAAAATCTAAACCTTTTTCTTATCAATATCATATTGTTAACTATACAGCTCTAAAAGAAAATCAGTTTATGACATCCCATCAACATCTTCCTTCGGCTGATTTTTCAGCGGTTCATTATATTCAATTTGATGATAAAAAACATACCCCAACTTGTTTTGTAAACACACATGACTTTGGTTCTTATCTGGAATACATAAGAAAGCATTTTGTTAGATGCTGTAATACTAAGCATTTAGATAATTCTTATTTGTTTCCACGATTTCGATATGCTGTGAAAGAGGACGATATGATTATATTCCCATCCTGTTTAAGGCATGATATTCCAAAACAACCTGAAAATTTAGATAAGCTAAGAATAACAATAGCTTCAAACCTTACCGTCAAGGAATAGGTACTTAAAAATACTATTTATTTCTCTAATAATCTATGTATAATAGCGGGTTATGTTACAGAAACTATTTTTTCAACCTGGAATCAATAAGCAAATCACAGCCACGGCCGCTGAGGGTCAATGGATAGATTGTGATAATGTACGTTTTAGGTATGGCGTTCCTGAAAAAATAGGGGGCTGGGATCAATTAGGAGCCGATAAACTTACTGGAGCTGTGAGAGCTGTGCATCATTTCTTAGATAGTAATGGTGTTAAGTACGCTGCTCTAGGATCTAACAAAATTTTATACGTATATTCTGGTGGAACATATTATGACATCCACCCTATCAAAACTACTTTTACTGAAACTAGTTGTTTTACTACAAGCTCGTCATCTGCGACGGTGACAATAACTTTTTCTACTGGGCATGGTATGCAGCCTGGTGACATTATTAGAACCAGTAGTGTAACAATAAGTGGATCTACATTTTCATCTTCAGATTTTGATGACCAAAGATTTGAAGTTATAACAGTTCCTACTCCTACCACAATTACTATAACAATGGGAGAGACTGAACAATCTGGCCCTATAACAACTTCAGGAAGCGCCACGATTGAATACTATGAACCTGTAGGTCCTTCTCAACAAGTTAGTGGTCGAGGTTTTGGAACAGGATTATTTGGTGGAACGGTCCAAGGTCCAGCAACCACGACTCTTTCTTCTGGAATCAATGCTGCTGTAACCGATATCCCATTAACAAGTTCGGCTTCTTTTCCAACTTCTGGAGAAATTAGAGTTGATTCTGAGGACATTAGTTTTGCGGCTAATGATACTTCCACTAACATTTTAAGTGGGGGAGCTAGAGAGGTTAATGGCACAACGGCTGCCACTCATAGTAGCGGTGCTACAGTTACAGATATTTCTAAATATATGGCTTGGGGTGAAGCCTCAAGTGAAGACTTTATTATTGATCCTGGTTTATGGGTCTTTGACAACTATGGAACAAAATTAATAGCTTTAATTTATAATGGTAAATGTTTCGAGTGGGATGCAGATGCAGGTAATGCCACTGGAACACGAGCCACGGTTATTTCAGGAGCGCCAACAGCTTCAAGACACATGGTGGTATCTACCCCTGATAGACACTTAGTATTCTTTGGAACTGAAACCACTATTGGAGATACATCTACACAAGATGATATGTTTATCAGGTTCTCGGACCAAGAAGATATTAACACGTACGCACCTAAAGCAACCAATACCGCTGGTACACAAAGACTGACTGGCGGATCACGGATCATGGGAGCTAAACGTGGTAGAGATGCTATGTACATTTGGACGGATACATCTTTGTTTTTAATGAGATTTGTAGGTCAACCGTTTACTTTCTCCTTTACTCAAGTAGGAACTAACTGTGGTTTAATTGGTAAAAATGCTAATACAGAAGTAGATGGGAATGCTTATTGGATGTCAGAAAATGGTTTCTTTAGATATACTGGTAAACTTGAATCTTTATTATGTTTAGTAGAAGATTATGTCTATGAAGATATAAACACCAATGCCAGGGATTTAATTAATGCGGGTCTTAATAACTTGTTTGGAGAAGTATCTTGGTTCTATGGAACTAGTTCTTCTGATTCTATTAATAGAGTCGTGACTTATAATTATTTAGAGTCTTCTCCTCAACGTCCTGTATGGACGGTAGGAACTCTTCCTAGAACTGCGTGGGCTGATTCAGCGGTATTTGATAAACCCCATGCTTGTTATTATGGAGCTTCTGATGATGCTTCTTATGATGTTCAAGGAAACACTGATGGAAGTACTATTTATTATGAACAAGAAACAGGGACGGATCAAGTAGTGTCTGGAGGAACGGTTACTGCCGTCTTAGCTAATGTTCAATCCGGAGATTATGACATTACTCAAGACGCTAAGGAAGGAATTACCTTTAGAGGAGACGGAGAATATCTTATGAAAATAAGAAGATTTATTCCTGATTTTGTTTCTCAAACAGGAAACACTCAAGTTACATTAAATTTAAAAGATTATTCTAATAGCACTCAAGCAAGTTCTCCTTTGGGACCTTTTACAGTAGCCTCAACTACAACTAAAGTTGATACCAGAGCGAGAGCCAGATCAGTAGCTTTAAAAATTGAAAATACAGGTTCGTCTCAGAATTGGAAACTTGGGACGTTTAGATTAGATGTTCAAGCGGATGGAAGAAGATAATGGCAAAAATTGTACAAGCACTTACTCGAGCAAGTAAAGAATATGATGAACAAGTGTTTCAATCTTTAATAAGAGATTTAGATGCTGTAATTGAGAAACTTAATTCTACGTATCAAGCAGATGTTAAAGACGAGGTGAATGCGGAAGCATTCTTTTTAAACTAATGGCTGTTCAAGGAAATACATTTATAAACGCAAAAAAGGATCTGACGGCTACAAGTGCAACTACATTGTATACTTGTCCTTCAGCGACTACCGCTGTTATTAAATCTATTTTAGTTAGCGATGACTCTGGATCAGGGGATACCATTACTGTAACTTTAACTGCTGGAAGCGATGTTTTTAGCCTATTTAAAGTTAAAGCAGTTAGTGCTAACACTACAGTTGAATTACTTACAGGACCTTTAGTAGTTCAAGAAGATGAGATATTGAAGGTCACAGCAGCTACAGCTGATAGGCTTCACGTTGTAGCTTCTATTTTAGAAATTAAGCCTAGACAGGTAGTAGCATAATGCATGAAACAGTGAAAGTTAATGGTAAAGATGTGCCTCTTATTAAGGCCACAGACGTAAAAACAACCATAAAAAACAAGAAAACCGGAGAGATATATAAGAATGAACAAGAGTGGAGGAGCAAGAATATCCCAGAGAATGATATTCAAACAGATGTTATAGTGCATGCTCCAGGACTTGATTTGTTCCCAAAAACAAAGTAATGTAAAAATTCAGGTGAAATTCCTGCCTTTTTTAAATTTAATTAATACAACAATATGGCTATAACACGTTTACAACTACCTAGAGAAATGTATGCTAATGGAGACATAGTAGAAATGACTGAAAGCTTAGAAGCTGGAGCTCCCCCTATTAAATACTCAGGAGATAGAAGACCACAACCAGAGATGACAGAAATGGTTGAAGACATTCAAATGTCTCAAGGACCCACTAATATAAATGAAATAATTAAACAATATATGGATGCAGGGTTATCTTATGAAGAAATTTTAGGAATGCTTAGACAATCTGCAGCGTATGGTGGAATCATGGGTGCTGATGGAAGAAAAAGATATCTTTTAGGAAGTATCAAAAGAGGTGTAAAAAAAATTTTTAAAAAAGGTAAAAAAGTTTTAGACAATCCTCTTGTTCAAACAGGATTAAGTTTATTCCCTGCTACTCGTCCTTATGCAATGGCTTATTCCGCTTTAAGAAACAAAGATCCTATAAGTGCCTATATGGCTTATTCAAATATGGGACCTTTAGGTTTTGATGCAACCAATCCCTGGACTAAAAAAAATGTCCTTACTGGTACAACTCAAGCAATTCAAAAAGTAGCATCTAATAACCAAAACAATAACGCTGATACAAGTGCCTGGCAGAAGGCTTTAAATCTTTTATTAAAATCTAAGAATGAACAAGGTGAATATAAATACAATCCTTTAAAAGTAGCTATAGGAGCTGGCGCCGGTTTATTGGGAATAGCAGGTATACAAGCAAGAGAAAATAGAAAAATGCCAACACTTAATCAGGTTATTGGTGACAGAGGAAGTAAAATTGGTTTAGACGATATTCAAATGAAAGTTCAAGCTGCTATTGATAGTGGTGATAAAGCCTCTTATGAAAACTTACGTGTTACTGAAAATTTAACTTTCTTACCACCATGGGAATCGATTAAAAGAGCTGAAGGCGGAAGAATAGGTTATGCTGGAGGCGGAGCAACGTCTGCAGAGATGTTACAACTTATTCAAAAATTAAGAGCTGAGGGTAAAACAGAATTAGAAATTCAACAAATTTTACAACAAATGTTTAGCGCTCAATTCAAAGCTGCTTCACAACAAGGAATAACTTCCTCTATGGCTGTTCCTGACCGTCAATCTATCCTAGAAGAAATTATTAATTATACTCCTGTAAAAGGAGGCCCAGTACAACAATTTGATATGGCTAAAATACAAGAAACGATTCCTCGTAAAGTAATGCAAACAAGCGAAGACGTTCCGCAGGGAGTAAGCCAGATGATGAAAGGTATGATGAGACCATCCTCAGACGTTCCACAGGAATTACAACAGATGATAAAAGGTACGCAGATGCCAAAAGAAAATGAAATGCCTCTACCTGATATAAACCCTTATGCTGCCGCGCAAGGTGGAAGAATCGGAGCACAAGAAGGAGGCTTAATGAGTCTCGATGGAATGGAAATGGATTTAAGAGGTGGGGGATTTGTACCCATCGGTGCTAAAGAAAAAGCGGACGATGTTCCAGCAAGATTATCTAAAAACGAATTTGTATTTACAGCTGATGCAGTAAAAGCTGCAGGAGACGGAGATGTAGACAGAGGAGCTGATAAAATGTATAACACAATGAAACAATTGGAGAGTAGAGTAGCATAATGGCCATACAACAACAGCAAACATTACCAGCACCTTTTATAGAAGAAGCAGGCAAAGATTATCTAAAACAACTTAAAGGATTAACATCGGTTGAATTAGATGAACAAAGGTATGCACCGCAAGTCGCGGGTCAAGATCCTTTACAAACGCAAGCTGCAACGTTGGCAGCGGACACAGGTGCAACAGGACTAGGTGGTTATCAACAATACTTAACAGCAGCACAAGGTTTAACAGGACCTCAAGCTTACAAACCTTTCATGACGCCGTATCAAACGGATGTTATTGATGCAACTCTAACTGAGTATGATAAACAGACACAGATTCAAGAACAAGCTTTAAGAGATCAACAAGCTAAACTAGGCGTTTTAGGAGCAGGTAGAGCGGGAGTACAATTAGGAGAATACGGATCTCAAAGAGGATTAGATAGAGCTACCCTTCAAGCGAGAATGTTACAAGACGCATTTACACAAGCTCAAGGATTAGCAGGACAAGATTTTTCAAGACAAATGGGTTTAGCTACAACACAACCATCATTAGCAGCGGGAAGAATTAGTACTATGGGTCAAGTGGGCGCAAGACAACAGGCTCAAGCACAAGCTCTATTAGATGCAACAAGAGAACAAGAAAGAATGCAGGCGATGGAGCCTTATGAAAGACTGTCAACTTATGGAGCAGGAGTAGGTCAAATGATTTCTGGTTATCCAGGAAGAAGTCAATTTACTTCTACCCCTAACCCAACACCTTTACAAACAGCTCTTGGAATTGGAACGTTCCTTGGCGGAGCATGGTTGGGTGGTAAAGGGCAAGGATAATGAGTAGAGTATTAAACAGACCTTTGTTTCGTAGAGGAGGATCAGCTACTGGTATCACATCTGGTTTAGATAGATCAGGTTATAAAACAGCAGGAAGAGTAGACTATCCAAGACTCTATGATGTGTCGGAAGAAATTACAGAAAAATTATATCCAGCTAGAAGTTCTAAAAGAGATTGGGGAAGATACCTAATGGATTTTGGTGTTGAACTAGCAAGCGCTGAACCCAAAGGAAGTATCTTTGGTACAGCAGCAGGAGCTTTAAAAGATCCTACTCAAAGATTTTTAGCTAGACAAGATATAGA